GCACTTTGATAGTCTTCGACTACTTGTGCTTTTAGTTCGTCTGTCCAATTTGACATTCTGCTTCTCCTTTTTTTGTAAGATTCTGGCAACCCGGGCGCCCACCCTGTCGCTTGCCTCATCTGAAAATAAAATCTATCACTCATTTATATATATTATAACTATAAATAGGAATAATGTCAAGAACTATTTTATACTTCCTATGAAAAATGCTTTTTGATTGTTTCAATTCTATCTTCTGCTTCTGCCATTTTGCCGATTTCTATTTCGATTGCTTCAACAATTTCTGAGTGTTCGCCAATTCCCACAGGATTTCTAATGTAGGCAAGAACATTTGCTTTTGCAACTTCTACTTGCCCTTCTAGTTTCTTTAATAATGCTTTTAATAAAAAGTTCATTTTACTGCCTCTACATATGATGCTACAAAACGGAATCTATATTTTTCATGTAGCACTGCTGGTAAAAGTAGTGGCGCAACTATACATGACATCAATACAAATAAGATGCCACTTACAAACCACCATTTTACTATTACTGCATCAGGTTTTGTCAATTTTAATACTGTTATAGCAGGCCACCAAAGGCGAACAACTGCCATTATTACTGTTGCAAACCAAAACGCAATAAATAAATCAATATAATTTAACTCCATATTCTTCTAGGTGTCGAAGACTTCCTAGATTGCATGCAAGGCAGTTTCTATATCTACCCCCATGTTTTACATATGGAAAGAAAGTATCACTAAAATCAAAAGGCGGTTCAATCGTATAAACAGTATATCCATACTGTCCGTCTGGATTGTTCCACTCCCTCTGAATAATAGCTGGTGTATTATTAATTACGCACCAAACTTTTTCTCCTATGTCAAATCTTTCAGATACACACTGGTCTGGTAACATAACTTCTTTCCAGTTATAACCATCAGTAGGGTGTTTGAAAGGTACTCCGACTCTTTCAATAATACTTTTTACAAAAGCTGGAGAGCGATATAGACTTGTTGCAATTTCTGATAAGTTATATCCTTCGATATACATTTCACAAACGCCTCGTATCTCTTCTTTTGTTGCTAGTTTCCCTTTGTTTTGGGACTTTCTGAGTGCAACAAAAGCCTCCTGATCTTTATGGTCTTGTATTATTCTTGCCAATCTTGTTGTATTGTATGTTATTTTAAGCATCTGACATGCTTCTTTCTTTGTGATTGGCTTCTCACTTTCGAGTAAGTCTATTACTCGTTGTATGTTTGACTTAGTTAAATTCTCGTAATCTTTTTTCTTTATCACTTTCTATACTTAATAATATAATTGCATAATGAATTATCTTCAATACATCTTCTCGCCTATAACCATCTTTCTTGCCATAGCGCTGAGCATATTTAATTATATTCCCTAAACAGAAACCTTCTCCATGACCTGCGTCATTTATGAACTCTGTAGATTGTATTTTATTCATACTGTAATGTTTACCATAAGTGCTATCTATCCATTCTTTAATTTCAGCTAACACTAAATCTTCTTTGAATTTATACATTTCTTCTTTTCCTTTTAGGTTTTCGATTATGAGGTCTCCATCTGCTTACTGAAGATTTTGCACTTCGTATGAAGTTATCTTTTTCTAGTTCAGACAGACCTTCGGGAATAAATATATTTATTCCTCTGTAAAAAAATTTTTCCATTTATTTATTGTGTTTGTGTATAACCCCATTTAACATCTTCTTCTTGAGTGTCGTTTGCAATTCCTATTCTTCCACCATTTGCTAGATGAAAGTCATTTACAGTAACGGAATCGTTTCCTAGAGGGTCTTTCTCTATTGGGTGTGAATAGTCTACATTTAACTTAGCGAGTGTTTTCTCTACAACTTTGATGGCTTCATACATATTCTCATGCGAGTTAGTTACAAATATTCCAAACGCTCCGTTATTTTTTGCTTCATACACTAACATCTCTAGTGCTTCTTTTCTATTTTTCTTCATTTACTTGTTATCCTTTGGTCATACCAAGCCAACCCATCGTCCCACCAATCGGGTTGTGGTCTGTGCGACCACTTTGCAAAGGTTGCCTTGTCTGTGTGATAATACAAGCGATACGAACCTACGACATCGCTTGGGTCTTTCAGTTCATCTGGCATAGCCATACCGAAAGGAGTGAGTCCATCTCTAGGCATATTTTTAGGTTCTGGTAATTTATTAATTACTTCAACCACTGACTTATGCTCCTTACCATAACGATAATGATATTCGTCATTCAACGCATTAGCATAGCAATGCACCCACTCAAAATTGTCCAAAGAGGAACGAGTCCATATCGTGCAAGGGTGATTGTACATCATCGGCAGATATGGAGTTAAAGGTCGCTCCTCCATTGGTAAATGTTTTATCTTAGCTTTCTCAGCATTTAGAACAGCAGACTCCTCACGATTCAATGCACGAGGTACAAACCCCAGCACTTCGTCTATCCATACTGCTGTACAAAGAAGCTGTGCAGCTTCCAATGGCATCTTTACAATGTGTTTGTCCACATGGTATTCTGCGCACTTATCTAAATCTTCGTCTAAATAAAACAAATTCATAGATATATTATATGTGAATTTAAGATGTTTGTCAAGAATTATTTTCGAAATTGTCCTTGACATACTTGATGTATGCCAAGGATATGATAGAGAGCAAGAGCAGACTACTTACCAAAAGCACGGCCTGCCTCAGATATACCAAATGCGCCAAGTGTTACCACTACTAGCGATGTATATATTGTGTCGTCAATTATTAACTCTTGTCCCATAAACGCTGTTACTAAATCGCATACTGCAAATACGACCATAATAAAGAAAGAAACGAAACCAATGATTGCTTTTTCATTCACATCATTGTCGTCTAAGAATAAGTCTATAAACTTTCTCTTTGGTGGTGCTAATTGTTTTTTAGCTGCTTCAGCTTCTGCTTTCAAAGCTGTAATCGTATCTTCTGCTTCGTCTAGTTTGTCCACTAAGGACATATACTTATCGAGGTCAATATTAACCTCATTCCTGTTCTCCGCTTCCATCGGTTGTTACCTTTCGGTAGTAAACTACTACCTCTTTGAGTTCACGAATATATCGTTTTAACTCTTGCATATTGTATGCCATTAATTCGTAGTCTGGTACTGACATTGCTAGAAAAACAACTTGTCCTTCTCTTTTCTCAAAATCAGCTAAAAACTTATCAATGTTTTTATCACTAACTACATACCAATATGGTTCTTTTAAATCTAGTTCACGAGGTAATACAGGCTGAATAATCTGCCTTTCTATTGGTTTTGCACTAACCTCTAATGTCCGTTGTGGTAGGAGGCTGCAAGATGAGGCCATCATCAGCACTGTCAATATCCCTACTGTCTTCTTCAATTCCATCAAATACTTCCTTTGTTGCATCGTTTACTCTAGTTTCAATTAGCCCTGGCTTTGCAGCGGCTAGTTTAGTTAGGTTATGCCTTTTAAATATATCAAGATAACGATTCATTTCTAACTGAATTTCTTGATTTTTACTTTGTAAGTCGAGTAGACTCTGCCCTTGTAGGGCAAAGTCACTCTGTAGCGATTCTATAGTCTGTTCCTGTGTTTGGACAGCAACTTCTAGGCTTTTTACATTACCTATCAGTTTCTGGTTTTCTTGATACAAGTAGTAACAAAGACCACTTGCAACGAGAGTAGTAGTTAGAAATACTTTATACATGCTCCCACTCTTTATTCTGGAATAATAGCGCTTCCGCCTCTCGTCTGCGAACAAGTCCTTGGAGAACCCGTCCTCCAGCCTTATTCCATCTTTTGATTTGATGTGGAACATCGTCATAGTCGCCCTGATTTAACACTCTTAATAGTGTTGATTCTTTAAAATTTCCTGCGCCTAGGTTATATACCCAAGCTACTAAAGCATCAAACTGATACTGTTCTAATGGCACTTTTACCATTTTGTTTACGTACTCGCAGAACTCTTCTAATTCAATTTCTAACATATGTTCTGCGTGTGCTTGACTCCATTCATCGCCTTCTTTCACATCTTTTGTGTGTCCGTAACCGATAGTCCAGACTCCTGCTGGACACAAATATGCTCGAGACTCAAAGCCTTCGAACTTCTTAATTAGGGCTAACCCCTCTTTACTTATTTGCATAATCTTCTTTCCCACTTCTGTATTTCTTTATCCACTAAGGCAAGTGTTTCAGCGTCGCTTTGTTTTCTTCTTTCTCTTTCCTTTTTTCTAGAAAGGCGACTCCGCCTTGAACGCGGAGTCTTGCAATAAACCATCATTCTATGTCGAATGTTTTAGGTTTCTTTTCATCTGGAATATTCTTTACTACATTTACTGTAAGAATACCATCTTTAAGTCTTACGGAATCTACTTCCATAAACTCGCCGAGTATAAACTGTCTATCAAAACCTTTTGAACTGAAACCTTTATGCAAATAGCTTTCGCCTTCTTGCAACCAGTCAGTTGCTTTTGCTTTGATAAGCAACTTATTTCCATCTTGTTCCACACTTACATCTTTTCGATGAAAGCCTGGCACTGCAATCTCCACACTCACAGATTCATCATCTGTTCTCACCACATTGTATCGTGGATAGTTGGTATCGACTGTTTCAAACATCGCTGGATCAAATCCGAGAAAATGTCTTAACATTGTATTTGTCATAATTATACTCCTATATTATGAGCTACCCTTTCGGTATAGCACTGAAAACTCCATTGTTTTCATACTTATTATATAACAAATTGAACTTTAAGTCAAGAACTATTTTTTCACTCGTCATCGAAATTGATGTGTCCTTCTCGTTCTAGCACATCTATGGTGTGCTCAATTATTAGTCTTTTCGTAATAAAGTAGGTTATAACATTGCTACTTATTAAAATTATTAGGTATGCTGTATCAATATTCATAAGTTATATTATAGCAATATTTCAGTGCGAAGTCAAGTAAAAAAATTTAATTCTTGACTTTTTGCTCAACTTGAAGTATAATAGAGGAATGAAAGAATGGACACACAAAGAAAGACAATACCTCAAGGATAATTACTCAAACTTACCTGTGCGAGTAATGTCTGAGCATTTAGGTAGAACTGAGAATAGCATACGCAAACAAGTTCAGTACTTAAGAAAGAGAAGGTGGACATTTTGAAAATACATACAAAGCATATGAAACTAGACAGAGCATTAAGAAAATTTCGAGCTTATGGCAAGGAACTCAAACAAGAATTGCTAGAACGCAAGGAATATAAAAAACCAAGCATTAAAAGAAATGCTACTCGACAAGCAGCGATTCGTCGAAATCGCCGAAAAAACCTAGCTGAAAAAGAGTTATTACAAAACTGGAAAGCGCAGGACCGTAAACTAAAAAAGCTAAGAGTGTCTGACGCATTACCTACCGAAGAAAAACACGAAGATTTATAACTTCATTCTCCAAAAATAATTTATTTTTACATTGAGGTAACTTGTTTTTACTCGGTATTCAATGACCTTCAAAAAATAAATCTTTACTTATGCCGAATTTTGTGGTATAATAATTATATCTAATTTATAAGATGACCAAACCAAACCACCAACCAGACTGGTTTTCCCTAAACAGGATTGGGTAACAATCCACAGCTACGAAGCCTAAGCGTAGGAGCTGGGGTGTTTGGTCTTATCCCTTTCTGGGAAAAAACACAGTCTTTGATTGTGTTAATCACTTAAGCTGTATAAAAACAGACTTATCTAAAATAATTCTACAAACTTTACAAATTACTAAAAATTCGTCTTAAACAACCGCAACTTTCGCCGAACCGAAAATTTTTAAGACATAAAAAAAGGGAGTAAATTCTCCCTCAATTTATGGCAAATTTCTTCGCCTATCGTTCTATACTCTCTAGTAATATCTTTAGAGTTTCTTTTGGAGCCTTCTCTAACCCAGTTAGGGCCTCGCAACCCAGCTGGGATTGAATATCCTCAACTATCTCTAGTTTAGTTACTGGGATTTCTCCAGTTTTTGTTCGGTATTCTACTCGTCTATAAACTCCTTCCTTTGCTAGTTTTCCTATAATGCTTCTTGCACTTTTATTATATACTTCAGCTAATCTGTCTACTGTTGCTCTTGTTGGATTCTCCATATATTGCTGGACTATATTAGCTGTATCATCTTCGCTGTAATTCATCTTTTTCTTGCTCCATTTTTCGATAGTTATCTTCCCAGTTTCTAGCTGGTTTAATCTCTACTCCATCTTTTACGACTCTGCCAGAGTTATAAGTTATAGTCATTACGCCAAACTCTATATAAATATTGTTCCACTTCTCTGCCCATTCTTCATACTCTAGCAGTTTTCGTTGTTTTTCTACTTCGTCTTTATACTGTGTCATCTTGCAAATGGGTTGGGCTTAGGATTACCTAAAGCGTCTGTTCCTCTATTTATTGCTGTGCCATCACAGTAGCCGACCATTTCTCGTCTTCTTATCTCTTTTCTAGCAAGTTTACCATCAGGTGTTTGGTCGTCTTTTAACTCTGCTAGTTGAGCGTCTGTGTATTTAATAAATTTTAAATTCATGCTATTCTCCTATTAATTTTGCTAGTTTTTCAAGGTCATACTCTTGATTGAATTTAACCCCTACTCGCTTTTGGTTTGGTTTACTTACTGTGTAGTCTAGTGCTACACCTACTTTCTTTAGTTTTGCTACTGAAAGTAGCATATCTTGATACTCGCTTTGTGTTAATGTTACTTTCTCTAATGTGTTTATTTTAGCCATAATAATATCCTACTGTTAATGCTATCCATACTACTAATATAATCCAACCTAGGACTAATTCAATGGGATAGTCGTTGTCTTTAAAGTTGTATCTTTTTTTCAATTCTATATCCTCGTCTTACTACTTCGTTTCGGCACTTTTGTTTTATTTTTGGTTTGCCGTTTGGGTTGTTAATATACTTCATCAGCTCGTCTAACGGAGTCTGCTTAATGTAGTGCTTTATTACTTGCACTTGTTTAGTACCTCTTGTTACTCTTTTCTCGTCTTTCTTAAATTTAATTGCCACTTTTTCTCCTTTCTAGTTCTTCTTCTATTGCTTTTCTACTTCGGTGAGCAGGAAAGAGGTCTAGTAATCTTTCTAAATGCACAGTAGTCTGCACAGGTAGATAATACTCAAACTCCTCTTTCTTACTACTAAAATCTCTCGGATAGCACTTGATAGGTTTCCAACTATCAGTCATAATCATAGTTCCACCTACCATTGCTATCAAAGAAACCATATACTAATTCGTCAGCGTACTCTTGATGTTCGTCTTCCCACTCTGCTCCAGCTTCTAGTTTGAACTTTGAATTGACTGCATCAGCAATCTCGTCTCCATCAACTTCACTATAGTCGCTGTCTACATCACCTTCACCATCATTGAAGAACTCCATTACTCCAATAAAGTTTCTGAACTCATCTTCATAGGTCATTTGCATACTAGCATCTTTGTCAAAACTGACCAAGTATCTAAGCAAGTGTTCACAGAAAGCTACTGGAGCTGACCAAGCAGAATAACCACTTATATAGCCATCTTCCCATTCTTCTATATTACACCACTTAGCGCCGATATTATCCACATACCAATTCCAGCTATCTTTTAGATGGCCGTCTTCATCATACTCTTGTCCGAGCTGTAAGAAGGGTAAGTGGTCTAAGTCTACTAATTCTTCGACTTCTTGCATTTCTTCTGAAAACCAAAGTTTACGCTCATGTGTTTCTGTAAGCATAGCATCAGAAAATGCTTTTGTTGCCTCTTCATTCATTTGAGGCGTTATTGTAAAATATACATGATTTGCCATTTTATCTCCCTAAATCTTTCAAATCCATTTCAGTTATATACTGGTAGCCACCTTTGTTAAAGATAGGAGCGCACTGCTGTCTGCGTTGTTCACTCAGTAGATTTGCTACTTTATCTCCACAATCCAAGCATAGTTTGCCTACTAATTTAACCCTAGCTGGGCTTACTTCGTTTCCACACTTTCTACAAGCCACTACCAACCCTCCTCGTAATTTACGATAGGTTTCTTACCTGCGATTATTCGCTCTCTGTTTACATCTGTCGGAATTACACTACTATCAGTTTCTTCTCCATCAGACCAAAGAATACGCAGTCTTTCGTTCTTACCATATGGAATACCACATGGCTCGCCTTCTTCGTTGAATCCTGCTACTGTTGTTGGTCTACTACCATCAGCGTAATACAGGTCTACAATCTTACGACCATTCCACTCGAAGCCAGGCCCGTATGTTTTCACATGTCGTCTAGCCACTATATCCTCCTAATGTATTTAATGGATTAGCTCGTTTTGCTACTCGTGTTGTGCCTTTACAGGTTTTACACTCAACTGTGCCATAGAGCGGCATTTGTAAGTCGCCCCACTCGCAGTCTTTACACTTCTTAGTTAGTGCATCAACTATATACTTGTAGCATAGCTCTAAGATATAATCATAGTTATCGCTTTCTGTATCCACACTATCATAAGCATACTCCATAGCGCTTCGCATAGTTACTTTAGAAACTTCACTTAGCTTTAGTACTTCTTTATCAAAGATTTTGAAGTAGCTAAGATCATGTTCTAGCGATTCCATGTCTAGCACGCCATAGATAATGCAGTCGTAGTGCTTCTCTAGCATACGAATAGCTTCATGCAAATCCATTTGTGTTAAATTTTCATTTTTCATACTATATATTATACTTCGAATTTTGATGTCAGTCAAGAACTATTTTTGTCGAGTTTAGAAAAAGAAAAGGCACTCGAATGAGTGCCTAGTTCAAAATACGGCCTACTGCCCATGGGAATTCAGCCGAGTCCACTTTACAGCATAAAGACCAATCTGACGCCAACAGTGCACTTGGGCGATTCCATACTTCGCTTTTCAACTACAATCGGAATGCAGTGCGTGCCGAGAGCCGAACAGTGTGCAGTCGCAAGACTGTCGTAGTTGTACTTCGCTTTTCTGTTCTGAAGGTTTATCATGGTTCAAGAAGCGGGCAGGCACTACCGAATCGGTTTGTTATCCTGCCATCGCTCTTATAGACTAACAAGGATTTCGAACTCCCGAGTCTGGCCAGCAATGCTGACTACACACCATGTATGAGAAGTTTTGTAGCTACACTTTCAAACTGACAGTTTACAGCTTACTGACAACTTGCGAGATAATTAATTAGGTTACTATCTACGCGTCAATCACCTACTACATTACTGTTTATCGTGTGTAAAGTAGCCAATCCTCACGCTCCCAGCTTATAAGCAAAGCTTCCACTGGAAGATTAGCGAACAGTCTATTGCCTACCTCACTCGGTATGGACTTACAAGCTAGCAAGTCGTTCTTATGGTAGTCCTTGCTCCAGTCGCTTTTATACTACTTACTTAGGGAGGATTCCGCGTGAAACGCGACACCAAGCCTATCTTTCGGTAGCATTGTTGTTAGGGGCGAACTGTGTGTGGTGTAGCTTTACTACTGATTTTAGCATGTTGAGCCACAACTCGGTAAATCCTTCTATCCACATAGTGCGTCTACCACAGTTCGCTGAATTGTTAGGGCTAGTTTTACCATTTTTCGTGTCGTTCCAAAAATGAAAACTAGCAAAAGCATAAAAAGAACAGCGTAAATCCCACCAACCACCACACGACCATTTTGCTACTGACAAGATGGCATTGCTCATTTATCAGTCTGCGTTGGAGGTCGCTCACCAAATCTCCTTTTTATATAGTTATATAGATATTATACTACGCTTTTCTACTGTTGTCAAGAAGTATTTTACTCTTGCTTTCTTTTCGTAGCTGGAAATATCGTTCTGTTCTTCCGTTTAGCGACTATTTCCGATTTCTATACATATATTATATTACGCTTTTATCGTTTTGTCAAGAAAAATTTTGAACTATTTTTCTTTGCTTAATCGTCAAATATATTAAATATTGGCTCGATTAAAAGGTAGTAGACTAGAAGGCTACAGATGATAAACACCCATAAGCCTACTAGTAAGTCTACTACTATCACTAGACAATCTCGCTTAGTCTTTGGACTAGGTTTTTAAGGTCTGCTTTTGTTGCCTTGCTGACAGTAGCGATTGTGCTATCGTCAATACCAAGCATGGTTGCAATCTCAGCCACGAGCTCGTCTTTTCTTACAACAGGCTCACCAGTCTTAGTTGTTCTTGGTTGTGCTTTGTAAACACCTTCTCTTGACAACTTAGCAATGATGCTTCTTGTTGTTTTGCCAAAGTCCTGTGCTAAAGTAGCAACAGTATCAAGGGTTGGCTCAGCTTCGTATTGTTTTACCATAGCTGAAACCATTTCGTCTGTATAGTTTTTACTTGCCATTTTTTCTCCTAAATTATACCTACTATTATATAGGGGCTTGTTAAGTTTGTCAAGAAGTTTTTTAAGCCACATAAAGCACACCTAGCACGATTACCATTACAATTACTGCAACAGCGTGAAAAGCACACTCAGCGTCTTTGAAACATTCTTTTATTTTCGATTTCATACATACTATTATACAGAGCGTTTTTCAAAAGTCAATATCTTGGCGTAAGATTTTTACTAAAAATTACGCTAGGAACTCTCGGGGGCGGCACGCGAAACCACCACTGGGCTTTGCGCACGCCTCAAAAAACTTGTTAAAACTTCGCAAAAACCTTGACAACCCAGCAAAAGCGTGATAAAATATAAATAAGACTTATTATATCGTTTTTGCACTAGCTCGCGCGCGCATACATCACTTTTATACTTCACTTTTGCACTTATTGGCGCGCAGGGCACCCCATGCAGGGCTGAAATGCCCATTTTTAAAGGGTTTGGCGAAATAGACTAAAGTTAAAAATAGTTGTCGCAATCTTACGCACAGGTATTGACCCAGCTAAAATTTTGTGGTAAAATCGGCGCCGCAGGTGCGTGTTTTATTTGGACATAAAAAAGATTAAGTTTTTTTCAATTTTTTCTTGACCCAGCGTCAAAGTTCCCCTATAATATTCTCATGTTTTCGGAAATGGTTTCGAAAATTGCCAAGAAAGGAGGTTTATTATGGCAAAAGCAATCGAGAAAAAAACAAGAGTAAGCAAGAAAGCTCTTCTAAGAAAACTTGCAGAGAAAACAGGCAGACCTTTGTTTCACTTTGACAGCTTAGGCAGAAGCAATGTTGAGACAATCCAATGGGTTCTCGAGCTGGTAGACGGACAGTAAGTCCGCTACCCGCCTCCCAGCAGGTTAACCCCGAAGAAGGCAAAGCTGTGAATATACCGCCACCTTGCAAGGCGCTGTGTGGCGGGTGATGATGGTCAAGTGTGCATAACCTTGTGGACAACCTGTGGATAACCCCGCTAAGGCGGGGTCATTTTT